TGATGCGGATGGGAATGCATTGAATTGAATTTCATTACCTGAATTTATAATTGACCCACTTGTTAAGAATAATCCACCTCTATTAAGATATAGTGAAGCAGATGTTATATTGAGTGTTTGAGATGGGCCACCACTTGTTTCTGTATACATTGATGCCGATGAAGCATTACCCCAATTAACTCTAAACTCATCTCCTGGAGTATTATTAAATGTATTGCTTCCGTAAAAAGTATTAGAGCCAGTAGTTGCAAATCCACCTAAATTAAATTGAGATGCATCGCCTTTTGTAAATGTTATATTTCTTGTAGAATTATTAAATGATGCTGTTGTTAAAAAACTACCTGTATCAAATACACTTCCTGTTGCCGAAGGTATAGTTAAACTAAATGTTTGATTATCTCCCTTTGTGAATGTCAATACATTACCTGCGATACTACCTGTGATTAAGAAACTACCACTTTCGGTTTCTGTTACATAAGACCCGGTTGCGTTTATAAGTGAATTAATTTGTGCTTGCTGTGCAGCATCTACTGCTGCTACTGAAGCACTTATTGCGTATGAAGATGTTGCAGCCTCTAATGAACTTACTCTCTGGTCATTTGATTGAGTATAAGCATTGAATGAAGCAGTAGTTACAAAATCACCTGCACTACCACTTGCATCAGGGATATTTACAGCAAACGTAGTAGTATCACCCTTTGTGAATGTAAGATTACGAGTACCTGTATTAAATGATGCAGTTACTAACGCTAAACTTGCTGATGTAAATAAAGAAGATGTAGCAAGATTTAAATTCGTTACAGAAGTATTCAAACTTTGGGTAGTTGAATTTAAGTTAGTAATAGATGTATTAACACTAGCACTATTTGTTTCCAATGAACCAACTCTTTGGTCATTAGATTGAGTGTATGCGTTAAATGAAGCAGTTGTTACAAAATTACCACTACTGCCGCTAACATCAGGAATGTTTACATCAAATGTTGTTGTATCTCCTTTAGTAAAAGTTAAATTCCTTGTCCCATTATTAAATGATGCAGTATATAATGCTAAACTAGCTGATGTGTTTAAAGATGCTGTTGTAGATTCAATATTATTTAAACGAATATTAGCACTTTGTGTAAACCCATTTAAGTTAGTAATTGAATTTTCTATACTTGCAGTTGATTGTGATGCAGTAAATACATTAAGTAAATCAATAGAATTTTGCTGTGAAGCAGATGAAAGGTTTAAATTGGTAATACTAATTTCTGCAGATTGAGTGAATAATTGTAAAGAAGCAGTTGCTTGATTTAAAGGACCTAAATTAGTAGTATCCCCAACTGTCACATTAAATTGTGAATTATCACCTTTAGTAAAAGTAATTACATTACTTAATGCAGATGCAGTTACTAACCCTAAACTTGCAGAAGTAAATAGGGATTGGGTTGCAGCTTCTAATGAACCAACTCTTCCGTCATTAGATTGGGTATAAGCATTGAATGAAGATGTAGTTACAAATGTACCTGCACTTCCTGAAATATCAGGTATATTAATATTAAATGTAGATTGGTCTCCTTTCGTAAATGTAAGGTTACGAGTTCCATTATCAAATGATGCTGTTACTAATGCTAAACTTGCTGAAGTAAATAAAGATGCAGTTGCATTTATAAGTGCATTTATTTGTGCCTGTTGTGCCCCGTCAACCGCTGCTACTGATGAACTTATAGCATAAGATGCAGTTTGTGCTGATAAATCATTTATTCGAAGGTCTTGTGCTAATTGTGATGCCGCAAATGAAGCAGAGTTAGCGTATGAGCCTGTTGCCTGGATTAGAGAATCGATTTGTGTTTGTTGTGCCGCATCTACTGCAGCTACACTTGCACTAATAGCATATGATGATGTTGCTGCTTCTAAACTTCCTAATCTTGCATTTGCTGATTGAGTAAATTGATTAAGGTTTGTAATTGAATTTACAATACTTGCAGTTGATATAGAAGCAGTGAATTGATTTAAGTTACTTATAGAAATGTTTACACTTGCAGAAGTAGATTCTAAATTATTCAATCTTACATTAGCAGATTGAGTAAATATATTAATGCTATTCAATGAAGAAGTTACATCTATATCATTTACAAAAAGACCACCTCTAACTAATACACTACCTGAAAGAGTTTGTGTATCACTTAATTCATCTCCTAATTGATTCGAACCTGAAGAATATATTACGCTTGCAGTTTCAAAAACGGTTTTAAGATATGTAAATGATGCAGAAAATGCATTTATGTTTGTAAAAGTTTGGTCTGCACTCCATGGATTACTTACATTCCATCTTGCAAAAGAACCGGTCTCACTTTCTGTAATGTAACTACCAGTCTTACTTCCTAAATCTTGCCATTTAAGGTCATTAGATCCCGTATATTGGTTGATATTGGTGATAGATATATTTACACTTGCCGAAGTAGTTTCGAGGTTATTTAAACGAATATTTGCCGATTGTGTAAATCCGTTTAATTCAGTAATTGAACTAACAATACTTGCAGTTGATTGAGATGCTGTAAATACATTCAATGCATTGATACTGATTTGTTGTGATGCTGATGAAGCATTTAAATTAGATACCGAAATCAAAACACTTGCAGTAGTTAATTCAATATTACTTAAACGAATATCAGTTGAAGCAGTATATGCATTGAATGAAGCAGTGGTTAATAAACTTCCTGTTTCTAATTCACTTATAAAAGATGATGTTGGAAATGCAATAGTTCTACCACTACTATTACCTACATATATGTAACCTTCTTGCAATGAAGCACTGAATGTGCCTGATAAATAAAGATTACCTGCTGTATTAACAGATACACCAATAGAATTTCCTAAGCCATCTTCTAAACCAATAAGTGTTGCAGATGCAGTATTATTAGTCGCTAAATGAATTAGTGATTGATATGATTGCGAAATATAAAGGTTACTTAAGCTTCCCATTCGTTTTTATTTTATTTTATACTGTTGCCCATGTTCTAAATTCTGCATTTACTCCACTCCATGCAGCCGGAGTAGTTGACCATACTTTTGGATTAATCCACAATTCACACTCCACACAATCATCATATCCATTTGGGTAAGGCCAGTTTATCATTGGTAGATTATTAAAATCCCAATTCCCAAATTCTAATCCATCTAGCACTTGAAAACATTTTAAGTTTCCATAATCAGCAGGTTGTAATGCGTTTATATATGTTGCAAATACTCCACCGACCGATTGCCCTGTTCCGATACTAATTGTTGCAAGGTATTCTTGACCCGTTATACAATCAGATATTCGGTATCCGTTAATAGCTTCTTCAATCAAAAAAAAAAGACAACGATTTTTATCATTGTGAGTTGTGAGAGTGAATCTGGCCACCCACCCCGCCAATCCGTTATTAAACTTATCGGCGAATGGTTCACAGATTATATCTCCGTTCACTTCAAACCCATCTACACTCTTTTGTGTATATGCAGTTAAATCATTTAGAATACTTAATGTATTTGCATGAATGTCAACTGTATCATCTACACCAAAAAATTGGATAGTTTGAGCGTTGGTACTCCCTGTTGATTCGTTGTTTTTATTTTTAATTTTATCTGCTACTGTCAATTCTATTTCCCAATCTGTAACGGTATCACCAAAGTTTGTCGAAATGATTTGCACATTACCTATTGGATATGAAGGAAATTCTCTGCTATCAAAATCACTCATATCACCTTGCGTCACCACTTCGATAGATGGGTGATTACTCATAATTGTTTTAAAGTAATTAAGAGTATTGTAATAAAGCGTATAGTTGATACCTGAATTATGTACGATTGCTGCCATAGTTTATAATTGAATACCACCAAAATATTGATTCGTTTGGTCAGGATATATTTGTGTTTGGTTTCCTACACTTTCCAAATATTGTGGAATGTTTGCAGAATATGCAATCAAATAGTTTTGTAATCTTAATGCATAATAGTCAGCATTTGTTTGTGCTATTTGTTTGAGGTAATCTATTTCGGTTTTAGTTGGAGCGACGCCTTGCTCACTCTGTTGCTTTACAGCACCATTCGATTTGAATTGTACTGAACTAAACGGAATATATTCTACACACGAATACCATATCAATGCATTCTTTATGTAATCATCTAAAAGGTCCTGATAATATACAGTCAAAGAACTCACAGTATTTGCTATGATTTGGTCTTGTAGATAATCAAAAAGCACAGTACCAATTAAGTTTTTAATGTATTTATCTTGCGATACTCTCACAAAAGGTAATAGAGCATCTGCATCTATTGCACCCTGTAATGGAGAATTTTTAATTATATCGTTTCTGTTAATGAATAATGCGTAGCTCATATTATTTGTATATTTCGTATTCTTTATTATTAAATTCCAACATAGAGAATGATTCTATATTTTGGGTATCTGGCATTACTTCTTCTGTTGTTTGGTCTTGCGAATCTTCTGATGTTGCAGGATTTTCTAATGCTTTATTTGTTTCATCTTCTACTTGTGCAACACTCTTACCAGTTTCTTCTGCAGTTTGAGAAAGAATTACTAATGGAGTTAATTGTTCAAAGTATAATTCCGCATTATCAATACCACCGGTCGTCAATGCATAATCCAATGAATTAAGGATTAGATTTTGGAATGGAGATATTGTCATTGTTTGTAAGATACTAAATGCAGTTTTCATTTCCTCTGATTGAGATGAGAAACCATTGTTTTGAGTTCTGATACCAAAAAGAAGTGGTGATGTAATTCTATGTGCTACAAGTATTCTATCTTGCACATATTCTGCTACATACTGATACTTGTCATGCAAATTAGAGATATCAATTATATCCAATGTAGGTTTAGTTTGTGGGTCATCGTTAAATGAAACCATAAAACGGCCTGCGTTATCTGTACCTGTAAATTTAGCCTGAATTAAATCCTCTATTGTTTGTCTTTCTTCAGGTGCAGGTACTCCATTATTAAAGTTAATCATTACAGCAGGTAAGAAACCATTTGTAATATTATTATAATGTAAGTTTGATACTTCACCTTCACTCATACTAAATTGTAGTGCTGAAACCCAATCAGGTAAACTATAATAGTATAAACCTGGCGTATAATGTTTGATATATAATATTTCCATCTTTTCATTAGATGTACCAAACGCAGGTATTTTCTTTTTATCTTTTACTTTTCTATTATCTGCCCAATCTACACAATAGTAATAGTTTTGTACCTTTGGTTCATTACCTAATTTTTCTGCACGTAGTGTTTGAACTGGAACATGATACATCTTTACTATCTTTGTATGGTCATCATTCCAATAAACTGTGTATGCAGCATTACCATAAAGTTTTAAATCAAATGCTACTCTTTTAGTTTCTTCCTGTGGAATTAACTTTTGTATTAATTCATTCTTCCCTTCATCATTTGAATACAATCCCTTACCAAAAATAAGGTCAGCAAGTCCTTCTACACATGCGGCATTAGTTGTAGATACATTATATGCAGTTGTTACTGCTGCAAAAAAATCATCATGTCCATAAACACCAAATGGAATCCAAGCATATCTTGTCTTTGAATCCTCATTGATGATTGGCATTGTATTATTGTTCACATTAACAATAGCAAAATTCTGTCTTCCTTTCATATTAGTCATAAATTATATATTTGTTCTCCGATGTGTGAGAAATATATTGTGTGTTCTTATTTTCGTATACTGATTTATCTACTGATTGAGATGCATAAACTTGTACCGAACCATGCCATATTGTACCTGATGGTGGTGAAACGATTTCTGCTCTATATTCACCTGCAACAATAGCACCACTAATACTTGCAGTGAATGCTAATATATTTTCGTATGCAGTGAATGATATACCACTCATACTTGCTGTATATGTATTTAATCCCATCATATCAGTCAGGCTCATAGTATATGCATTACTGCCTGTATTCTGGCATCTGATAGTCCATTCGTTAGATTGAGATATGAAATAGGGTAGCATTATCTTAAGTTTATCTAATTAAAAACAAAACTTTTCCATAAAATAGTTAAAACAAAAAACCCCACTCAATTAAGAGTAGGGTTTGTTTATTTAGTTTTGCAATACAAATTATGAGTTTGTTCCGTATACTATTGTTGGTAATCCATTTCCAGTTAATGCTGCGAATGGATTTGAAGTTGTAGAGCCAGAAATGAATGCTGCTGGTAATTGTTCTAAACCTGTGAAGGTAACAGAATAACCATAAAGGTCACCCAATGCTGCACCTGTTTGAATTGTACCTGCAGTTACATCTGCACCTTCTCTCTCACCAACTAACAATGCATCTCCGTTCAATGTCCAGATAACTATCTTTGGTCTACCGTATGACATCAATTTCATTTGAGTGGTCATTTCGTTAGTCAACTTCTTTAAGTTAAGAACTAATTCTTGTGAGAAGAATGTAGTACCATTATCTCTTGAAGAGTTTACAGTCTCTGTATACGCAGAATTTCCTTTCAACTCATAATAATATACTGTGCTTCCTGAAGGGAATGCGGTGATTTCACCACTACCATTTTTAGTGAAAGAACCTGTGTTGTAGTTTAGAAAGTAAACTCCTTGAAGTCCACCTATACTATCTTTACATACTTCGTTTCTTCCAGCTGATAAATTACAAGCCATATTATTATGTTTTAATTTTGTTAGTTAATTGAGATTAGTAAGCGCCGTAGTAAACGATATCTTGTCCGATACCGAACTGAACACCTGCAGTGTATCTCATAATGATTCTGTAGTTTTGCGAACCATCCAAGTTAGCCATATCCAATACTCTTACTTCATTATGGTCAGATAATAAACCTGTTCCGAAGAATAAGTTAGATTTTTGTGCTGCAACGATTTTGTCATCCGCAAGGCCAGGACATAATACTAAATCAATACCATTGAAGTTCAACGGCTTCTCACCAATAGTAAATTGGTTTTGGTAACCATTAGCACCAAAAGTAGTTGCTGAAGTTTGACCTGCAGTTGCTAATTGATAAGCCTTAGCGATTTTACTACCTACATAGATAACTAAATCTTGCTTACCATAAACTGTGTTAGGTACAGTCAATACAACTGATTGTAATTTAGAGATTACGTTGTCTTGAGTTACAGAGCCAGAGATGATTACTGAACCTGAACCTGTGCTTCTTGCTGGTAATACTGCTGTTGCACCACCTGCTGCTACTGAAGCAGATAAAAGTGTTTGGAAACCATCGAATTGACCGTTAGTTGTTCCAACACCTTGCCAGATTGATTCTTCAACTGCTTGTGCTACATTACCTGCAACATAAGATACTAAATAATCGTTGAAGCTTCTAGGAATTTCATCGAATGCTGAAAAACCTAATTGTAATGCGTTCCATGAGTCTACGAACTCTTGCTTACATAATTGTAAGTTAACTTGAAATTCATCCGGAGTCAATACTCTTTCAGAGATAGATGCTGTTGCTGATGCGTTGAAATCACAAGATGCATCTGAAATTAAACTTGATAAAGCAAGCTTTTGGATTACACTCTTAAACTTAACGTTTGGCATAATCGTTACTAACTTCTTATCAAGAGTGTTTGCGCTCAATAGAGCTGCTGCTATATAGCCTGATGCTGCCTCACCTGCGTAGGTAGAGTTGCTGATTTCTGGCATATTAGCGAATTTTTGAATTTGTTTCATTTTAAATCCTTTTTAATAAGTTTTTTGAATAATTTTATTTATAAAGTCTAGATAAGAAAGTAGTTTGATAATTCTCTACCTTCTGACCATAATTCTTTCTATTTTGTTCTGCAGAGAACTTCAATGGATTATCTTCTACTGGAGCACCATCTAATTTAGGTAACTCTTCTTCTTCCATTTTCTCTTCTTTCTTTACT